TTATACCACCTGCTGCGTATGTTCCTGAATTACCTACTTCGTTTGTTGCGGAATAGGCTGTTGTGTTTCCATTTAAAGTTACAGAGTTTGTGTACAGAGCAAGATTGATTGTATCATTATCAATATCGTGATCCCCTGCTAACAGCTCCTTTTTAAAGGAAGCACAGACTGCTTGGTTTATTGCCATGTTTTATGCCCTCCTTAGGCTTTAGGGTCTGCAGAGGGAAGTGGTACTCTTAACACTCCGTCTACATACTCATCTCTTCGTTTACGTCCCATTTGCTCATTAGCGAAAGCTTGAAGAGCAGTCTGAAACTTTTGTGTGTATAATTGCATATCTTGTGTGTTTTTCAAGTATGAAAAAGCTTCCGATAATGTGCCATACAACAAAACTTCTGGTGCATTATTAGATAAAAATGTTGTAGTAGTGGTTGTCCCCGAACCATTGCCTAAACGTTCTGGTGTTTCGTCATACCACATTTCTACTGTGTAAGCCGTATTTGGGGTAGGAGCTACAATCAATGTTGTGGCATCCCAGTTGCCCCAATATTTAGGTTGACCTGTAAAATTTGTATCTGTTGTAGATCTTTCTACTGAATATTCGTCCATAAAAGTAGCATCTCTTTGCTCTAACCAAGTTCTTGTTCCATCATCAGCTACAATTTGTAAGGCTCTAGCAAACCTAAACCCACCTTCTGGGCCACTAACATCTAAAAAAGCATTGTTAGCTTCAAAAGTTGTTGTTGCATATCTTCTTTGTGCATCAGTATCTATAAGTCTATCAATTTGATTTTCAATATTTGTAAGAAAAACATTTATAACTGTATTAGAAAGTACATCAGATGTAACCTCTGTGTAGTTTCTTACATTATCTAAAAGTTCAGAATAATTCATGATATCACCACTGTCACATTACCAACCACTGATACAAGTGTCAATTTTTGATTCGGAATTTGAGGCAACATACTAGATGACGTTGTTGGTGCAGAACCATCATTTGGTGAGGTTCCTTGCACAGTTGTCATAAAAGCACTATCTCCAGGATCACCAACAAACACAGTAACTGGCATTGGTTGCCCAAATGTATTAGTTGTTGCATCATCAGGACCTGGTGGTGAGTTAGCTTTTAAAATTTTATTTGATTCTGGTCTTGGATCTCTAAGTGCTACAGGATCGGCAGGGTGATAACCGGGATCTAATTGTGGGTGCTTAGGTTCAAAACACGAAGGACAAGTAAATAGTCCATTCCATTCTTGTCTTAATTGTAAATATTTATATTGTTGCCCACATCTATCACAGATAGCTAAGGAACGATTACCATTTGCAAAGGTCATTTTACCCTACATAGAAACTACGAGGCACAATGTTTACAGAAGTTGATTGACTGTCTTCTGTTAGTGCTCTTTGTAATTCTGCTTCGTATCTTCTTTCTAATTCTTGAGAGCGCTCAGGTGCAATTTCTTGTCCTATATAATAAGCTAATCCTGAAACTGTACAGGGTAAAAATCTAAAAGGTGCATCTGGATCATTTGTGTAATTACCCACATCTTCTATTCTTGCCACATAAAAATAATTTATTTGTGTGTCAGTTGTATTAGGTGTTTGATAAAGACTAATTTCTACATTAGATAAGTTTCTTCTTACATAATACTGACTAGGTGTTCCTGTTGAAAACTTGTTAGGTATATTTTCATATTCTGATCTTGATATTTTCGTCATACTTGTATCTGTCGTTGTGCTTCCACTTACATCTCTGAAAACTAATTCAAGAACATCTGAAGCATCACTAGGAGCAGTATATGTTGTAGTGCTGGCTGTTAGATTTTGTGTATGGTTTTTTACTTTCCATAAATGAATACCTCGGTTTCCCCACTCAGAAAATAACAGATTAAGATTATCTCTTGCTGCTTGTAATTCATATCCCGTTCTTAAAGACTTACCACATCGTGCATAAGCACGATCAATAATTCTATCAAAACTAAGATTAAAAGTAGTAGTACCCGAGGTAGCCATTACATACCTCTTCTTGCTTTATGAGGGTTTGCGCCTGTAGAACCACCGCCACGCATTTTTTTAATCATGCCGCCGCCACGTTTCTTGACAACGTTCTTCTTCTTAGCACCGCCGCCACCTCTCATTTTTACAACATTTTTCTTTTTCATCATGATGTACGCTCCTTTTTAAATATACGTTCGTATTCGTCTTGCCTTGTTTTTACGACTTCATCGTAATACTCGGCTGGCCATTTTTCATAATAACCTATCTTATGTAGTTTGCAACTTGCTTCATACAACTGTTTAAACTTCTGCACCAACATCATAGAGTAAGCAAGATCTGTGTGATATTCACAATTATCAGTAGGCTCAACTAAAAATTCTTGTTCTTCAACAGAAGCAGGATTACTAGGATGAAAACCCATAAAATATACATCTCGTTTATTATAGGTTTTATTGTAAAAATCTATCTTATCTTGAAATTGTTCAGGTGTGTATTGATCCCAAAAAGGATCACAAAAGATAATAATATCGTGCTTCTTCTTATTCCAATCTTTTAATACATTTGTGAGATGCTTCTCATATTTGGTTTTGTCAGATCTAACCTCTATTCTCAGCTTACCATCTTTTCTCCACTTTGCAGCAAAAGGACATGCTGGAAAGCCTAGATGTTTATTCATTGGTTCTAAGACTTGCTTAGACCATTGAATTACATCATCTTTTATTTTTTCTGCTTGTTTTTTTCGAGACAAAAGTTTTTACATTCGTTGGCTTACCGCCTGGATTGCCAGCAGCACGTTTTCTTCGTACTGCTGACGCTTTTTGAGATGTGCTCATACCTCTTGCTTTTGCAAGCGGAACACATTTTGGATATTTTCTTTTTGAACCTTTAGACCTACCGCAGGGTTGGTACTTACCATCTTTTTTAGGTGCACCAATGTCCACCCATTTTTCTTTCACCCAAGCACGTAAACCTTTTTTAGCCATTACCAGATTTGATTATAAATGGCCCAAAGAACAACTAACGCAAAAACAGCAGCTATCGCTTTGCCTTTTTTGTTTAAGCCATTCCACTTATTCCATAATTTTCCCATGATTTACCTCCTTAGACATAAAGTTTGGTTTTTTTTCTTTTTGAATTTTCAACCATGCCACACCCTGCAGCAACGATTGATCCGCCCTCAGCCATACGATTAGCAGATACGGATTTTCTTTGTTGTGAAATTGTACCACCCATAGCTTTTTTCTTAGCTTTCTTTTTGCCACCAGGTGTTACTTTTCCACTACAAACTGCACTAGCATACATATTTGCATATGCGCTAGGATACACTTTAAATTTACGTTTTGCGGCGGCTTTTCCTCTTGCGCAGAGTTTTCCCATTTTTTTTACCTCCTGGTTTCATTACTTGTTTGGCCATTTGTGATCTACTAATAGCCATTAAAATTCACTGTAATTCTTAATTAGAAATTCTTCCATCCAAGCCATTTTTTCATCAATTGCTTGAATTTGTACTTTTATAACAGCAACATCTTGTTGCATTTTTGCAACACTATCTGCTTTTTTTTCTACTGCATTTAAACGTTCTGACCACATGCCCCATGTGATCAACATTGTGCCAATTAGGACAAGATAAGGTAATATGGTTTTTATATCTAATTTAATCATTTTGTTTTAGCACTCATGTTACTTAAAGGGTTATTTAAAGCCTTATTAATTTGTAAGTCAAGGTTTTCTTCGATAAGCTTTAGCTCATCAAATATTTCTCTTGTATCGGCTTTTTGTCTATCTTCCACGTCATTCACAATTTCGGTTATGTGTCGGATATCTCCAGATTGTTGACGTAGATCAGCCTTCATATCTGAACGCATATCACGTGCCACATCACTGATTATGGTAATTTCGTCCAATATTATATCTAGTTCTGATTTTAAAACTGCTATTTCTTCATCATATTTAGATAGATCGGGAGCTGTATATTCTAGTATTTTACCTTTCATGTCTTGATAATCTTTCCAAAACTCAAAGACTGCCCAAGCACCACTACCTAGGGCACCTAATAGTGTAAGAATAGCAAAAGCTTTACCTCCACTTACCTTTAAACCTGAATACTCAATACTGGGCATTTAT